TTCTTCACGCTGTCCATAGAGAAATTCACAGAGATGATATTTCATATTAGCAGCTCCTTCTAAAAGAATCAATCATTATGTCAAGATCGTCGATTGCAACCATGTCTTCATTGCAGATAGTTCCTTCTGGCAGATTCTCGATGAATCGTTCCCGAATATGCTTCAATGCTCGCAGGACACTGATAGCAGAATGTCTCATATGTTCCTCTTTGAAATGATATTCAGAAAGAACGTCCGGTAATTTGTTTGCGAATTGTGTCATCCTGAATCCTTTCACGCTAACATCAACGAAAATCCATCTGTCAAGAGTGACCCGATGGCCTAACAGGCTAGCCTACACTATCCCTCCCGGCGCCGTCAACCCCCATACACTCATATCTAACCATCCACATTAATGCCCCTTTCTATACCCCTGCTTTAATTTTGCAAGAGAATGGAAAGGAAGGGGAAGAAAGATATAATGCATGAGGAAGATACTGGAAACTATGACATGTGGGAAAGAATATAGGGAAGGGAAGGAAAGGGAAAGGGGGAAAGGGAAGGAATGAGAACGCAGCCTGTTAGGCGATCAGGCGAATAGGTTTTCAGGCTTTCAGGCGAAAGGGATAACAGGCGAACAGTCTAAAATGGGGGAAAAGGAAAATCCCATTATCCTCAGCATTAAATCTGCCGAGGATAATGGGAAACTGGTGATTTAGATTATCTGAGGAGAATCTCAGAAATCAGCCGGAATCCCCAATGCGATTGCAGATTTAGAATCTTCCAATTCATCACGCTCAATTTGCGCCAGAATCAGTTTCGACGCTGGATCAATAAAAGATTCTTCGTCAAATGTGAGGAATTTCTTAATCTGATTTCTCGCCTTTTCAGGCAGATACGGAGATTTTCCTCCGTATGCTTTAATCAAAACATCTTGAAACTGCGCGCGCCAGATATCGATTTTCTTATTCTGTTCTTCGCTGAGATTCTCGACATCCCATTTGAAGACCATGCACGCGAATACTGTGAATTCGTCGCGCTTATCACTAAACCAACGCGTGAAAAATTCCGCAGAGAATTCCAGATTCTGCCGCGAGATAATAGATTCCAATGAAAGCGCTTCAGTTGAGATATGTGACTTATCGCGATTTTCCGCGAGAATCTCACTCCGGGTTTCGGCGATATGTTTTTTCACCGTCGGAAGAAAATCCCGAATCCGCTCCAGAATCTCAATATCTGAGATAATCGGCGCCGAAACACAAACCGATTTTGTTCCACTCTTGGAATTACCGCGTGCGAGAATCAGCGTTTGCCCAGTAAAGGGCTTAGAAACATTAGCCGTGAAACTCTCAATCTTATGCATCGTAGAAACTACAGACATTTTCGCTCTCCATTTTCCGGGTTAATGAATCAGGGATATTTAGAAATTAATCCCCGTGGGTTTCCCCACATATTTAGATGTTAAATAGTTCCGGGCCGTTCCATGGAATTTCATTATCACATCACAAATGCCAATAGCTATCCTATCACCTATCCCTATGCCATAGCCTGTCCATATGCCCGGTCCCCTCCCATACTATCCATGCTAGTCACCATCTAGCCTATGCACTCCCATACTATCCATGCCATATCCGCCCCATACTATCTACACCTATCCTATCCCTTCCATCCTTATCCTATACATGCCAGTTCTAGACTATACTGTTCAGTCTATAACGCAATCACGAATGCGAATGAGAATAATTCTCAGTGGGGGCTAGGGGCTTTTTTGGTTTCTCCGCGAGGCCCTATCCTATACGACCTCTCAAATTTTTCTAAATTTTTTCAAAAATTTTTCCAAATATCTTCGCCAATCAACAACTCCCCATCAGCTTTGCCACACACCTCACCTCATAATCATAACATTCTTCCTGTTTTCTCTCTTTCTCCAAACAAATGAGCACAGCAATGGAAATTTCTACTGCTCCCTCGACGGATAGGAAACTTTCCTCCCTCGAAGAACGAGCTCTAGCATTGCTCGCACATCATAATGCTGCAACTGTGGCATCTGCGCTTGGAGTTTCTGAATCCTATATTTCACAACTTCTATCTGACGACTACTTCGCAGAGAAAGTAAAAGAAGCTCGCATTCAGGTTCTTGCGAAACATGATGCACGTGACGCCACTTATGATCAGATTGAAGATGAGCTTTTAAATAAATTCAAAAAGTCATTAGCTCTCATGTATCGGCCCTCTGATATTCTAAAAGCAATCTCAGTCATCAACGCGGCTAAACGACGTGGTGGTGCAGCAACTGCTGGAGCTGCCTCACAAACTGCACAAGTTGTGCCTCTTATTCTCCCAGCAGCAATCGTGCAACAGTTCACAGTCAATACAGCTAATCAAGTTATTTCCACGGGACAACAAACACTTCTCACGATACAATCTAACAATCTTGACCACTTAGTGAATGGACGTAAAAATGGGCAAAATGTTGCAGCCTTGGATGCTCCAACCTCGTCTAAAGACTGACGAGGAAAAGAAACAGCAACTTCTGGTTCAGAATCGACAAGCTGCTAAGGCTTTGTTGACGAAGACGCTTGCCCGCATTGAAGCCAATCAAGTAGCATACTGTGAATTGGGTCGAAAAATTAGGGGATGATCCACTGCTCAGAGAAGATGAATCGACTAAGCTTCCTGGCTTAGCTACGAAGAATCTTCTCGCTGATGCGAGCGTCAAAGATGAAGTCGTCGATACTTCAGAAATTGCAGTTGATTATCAACAGGCACACGCCGCAGCTAAGGAATCTCTTGATTTCTTGGCTGCTCTTGCTATGCCTACAGTTTTTCGCTACTTATTTCCTCCAGTTCTCAAAGCCGTTTGGCAATGGCTGCTTTCGTTCGTCCACACGTCCCGCACATTTCCAAAACTTGCGCTCGGCCTCCCACGAGGATTTGCTAAGACTACAGTTATCAAACTGTTTATCCTCTACGTTATTCTTTTCACCAAGCGTAAATTCGTACTCGTGGTCTGTGCAAACGCCGCACTCGCTGAAAATATTCTCGCAGACGTTATAGGATACCTCGAAGAACCTAATATCAAATCTATCTTTGGAGACTGGAAACTAGGGGCCATTAAGGATACACAGTCTTTAAAACGCTTTGGTTATCGTGGACGTGACATTATTCTAGCTGCCCTCGGCCAAGGAGGATCTCTCCGAGGCATGAATCTAGGAAATGAGCGTCCAGATATAATGCTATTTGATGATATTCAGACTCGCGAATGTGCTGATTCCGCGGTAGAATCTGCTGCGCTTGAACGCTGGATGTTTGGTACAGCGATGAAAGCCAAAGCGCCTCATGGATGCATGTATATCTTTGTTGGGAACATGTATCCCACACAGTATTCCATTCTTCGTAAGCTCAAACATAACAAGACGTGGGTCAAATTCATCTGTGGTGGCATTCTCTCAGATGGAACTTCTCTTTGGGAAGACCTTCATCCTATTGATCAGCTGCTTGAAGAATACGAAACTGACGTTGAAGCTGGACATGCTGCCATTTTTCACGCTGAAGTTCTTAATGACGAGAACGCAGCAGTTAATAATCTCATCGATCTAGCTAAACTTCCGCCACTTCCTTGCGACGATACGTCAATTCCAGCTGGAAAATTCATTATAATCGATCCATCGAACGATAAATGGAACTCTGATGCCGTTTCTCTAGGATATTTTGAGATTCATGACACAAAACCAGTCATGATGAAGTGTCTCGAAGGACGATTTTCACCTGGAGACACCATTAAAGAGGCCATTAAGATGGCTCTTTCTACTGGAACACGTCTGATTTTCATTGAAGCTAACGCATTTCAATATTCTTTGCTTTATTGGTTCAATTTTATTACTCAACAGATGGGAATTATTGGTCTAGAAGCCATTGACATCTATTCTGGCGCACTTCCAAAGAACACCAGAATCATGAACTGGCTTAAATCATATTCTTCTGGAGAGAGTTTTATTCATCCAGACGCACGTGGACCAGTACATTCTCAAATCATTCACTTTAATCCACTAAAAACCAATAACATCGATGGTCTTCTGGATCTTATGACATACGCTCCCCGTGTGATTGATGAGCACGGCGCGTATATCGTATCACAAAGTACTATCAATGAGCAAGAATTTGGTTCCATTGTGGTTCACAGTGAACTAGAAACTTCTCCTTTCTGAGAACGCTATGGCATCTGATGACAAGATTTCAAATATTGAGGCTCTTTGGGAAGCCACTAAAAAGTTTCCCAATAGACTCGTTGGTGGTCCTGTTGACGTAGCCAATATCGTTGCTGGCGGCCTCGATAATCTTCGTCTTGCTGCACTTGGACAGGAGATTACCCGTTCTGTTGGAGATGGTTTGACGCCTAAGCCTGTGGGCGGAAGTGATTGGCTTAATGAGAAAACTGGACTTTCTAATGATCGTTCAGGAAAAGAAGATCTCATTGGTGCTGTAATGGACACATTGGTTCCTTCTCCTGGAGGCGCTGCGAAAGCTTTGATTGGCGCAGCTGTCACTATAAAAACTGTTGATGAAGGTAGAAAATTCATGTCATTGGAACAGGCTGGGGCCTCTCCCGGAAGATTGTTCCAAGAAACTGGTATATATCGTGGGCCAGGAGACGCAATTCCAAGGACAGTAATTAGTGACGAAGGTGTAACATTAATTAAAGACTCACCAAAATTACGGCACACTAACAATCTAAAATATCTGCTGACTAGTCCTTCTTTAACAGATACTTATGCCGTCCAAGTAGGAAAAGATGTCAAATTAAAAGATATTTTGCATCATCCAATTCTATATAAATACTATCCAGAAGCTCAAGAAATTGATATCCTTCCAGACATTTTTAATCCTGGGAAAGCAGCCTATTTTAATAATACAATCCAAATTGGTTCCTCCATTGGTCAAACAAAATATACTAATCCACGAGGAATTCCATTAAAAGCTGATCGTCAAATGACTTCTGTACTTCTTCATGAAGTGCAACATTGGATTCAGCAGTATGAAGGTTTCGTTGGAGGTGCAAATGTCAATGCCTTCATCACAAACCCAAATACTATCGAGAAGCATTCCAAGAAACTAATGGATGCGCTTCGCTCTACAGTGAAAGAATTTAATAAAAAATATCCAGACAAATCTGGATGGGGAAATATCACTCCTGAATCTCGTGCAGATCCTCTCTTTGGTCGTATGAAACGACTCGAACAGATGGTCGGACAACTGGAACTAAAGAAGAAAATAGCTTTCGATCAATATTTAGGAACTGCTGGAGAGGCAGAAGCTCGTGCCGTTCAGGCAATGTACGAACGACAAACTGGTCCTGTATTTCCTCTTCTTCATTACGATGTTCCTATTGATCAACTAAATCGTGGTCCTTTCACGCCACGAATTCAAGTTCCTGATACGCGTGTTCAAGATCCTATGATCATCAACGCACGCACCAATACGCGTCAATATTCTTCGGGGAATAAATAATGGCAACGGCTCCACAAGCTGTTTATCTTCCTTCTAATGCACAAGAAGGTCTGCTAGAACTGTATAAATCCTATACGCAATCTTTTGGTTCTGCGGAGGATTTGCGTCAACGATTTCAAGAAATTGACGTCTCATATGCGCGTGAACGTGACCGCACAATCGAACATCGTCGTGCACAAGCAGCAGTAAAAGCAGGCGTTACCAGTAAGTATCAGGATATTACAATTCCTGTTATTTATCCTCAGGTCGAGGAAGCTGTCACATATCAAGCAGGCGTCTTTCTCACTGGATATCCCATCTTCAATGTTATCGCAGATCCGAAGAATATCGATGCTGCGAAACAGATGAATGCAATTATCGAAGAAAACTCTATTCGTGGCGGTTGGGTACGAGAGTTTCTTCTTGCCTTCAGAGACGGTTTTAAGTATAACGTCCTAGCAATGGAGGTCTCATGGGAATCCACTGCAACTGCTGCACTTGAAACAGATATTTCCCGTTCCGCAACGACCGCAGTTCCGAAAGAAGTGGTATGGTCGGGAAATTGCATCAAGCGTCTAGATCCTTATAATACCTTCTGGGATCTTCGATACATTCCTGCTGACGTCAGTTCTCGTGGTGAATTCGCAGGATATCATACTCTGATGTCTCGTACGGAACTTAAGAGTTATATCAATTCCCTCCAATATAAGATTATCGCAAATATCAAACCAGCTCTTGAGTCTCAGAAAGTTTCCTGGGGAATGCGCGCAGATGAGGCAGATTCATATTTTATTCCCACTGTTCGACAAGATATCACTGATCCTCGTGACGATATAAATGAACCAGATTGGGATAGGTGGGTAGGAATTGCTGGTGGTGACACATCAATTCGTTATAAGAATTCTTATGTTGTTACGAAACTCTATGCTCGAATCATTCCTGCTGATTTTGGCCTAAAAGTAAGTGCACAGAATACTCCGCAGATTTGGAAATTGATCATTGTTAATAATTCTGTTATCATCTGCGCAGAACGTCTCACCAATGCACACAATCTTCTTCCGATTGTGATGGGACAGCCGCTTGAAGATGGTCTTGGATATCAGACGAAATCTCTTGCAAAGAATGTAGAACCTTTCCAAGAACTTGCCACGGCGTTGATGAAAGCTAAGATTGCTTCACATCGTCGTGCTATTGGTGACCGTACTCTTTACGATCCTAGTCGTGTTTCCGAGCATCACATCAATTCAGATAATCCCTCTGCTAAAATTCCTGTTCGTCCTGCTGCTTATGGAAAACCTCTCCAGGAAGCAGTATTTCCATTTCCATTTACAGATTCGACGGCGCTGTCTCTTATGCAGGACATGCAGCAAGTTGTCCAATTGGCTGACTTGCTTACGGGCCAGAATCGTGCGCGTCGTGGGCAGTTTCAGAAAGGCAATAAAACGCTTCGTGAATACGAAGACGTAATGGATAATTCCACGGGACGAGATCGTATGACCTCCATTCTCTTGGAGACTCAGCTATTCTCACCTATCAAATACATGATTAAACTCAACACAATTCAATATCAAGGAGTACAAAAAATCTTTTCACGACAATTTCAAGATGTTGTTTCTATCGATCCAATTGCGCTTCGCAATACTGCGATGGAGTTCAAAGTCTCCGATGGCCTTCTTCCTTCCGATAAGATCATTTCCGCAGACATGCTTCAAGTCGGATTCCAAACTATTGCAGCATCTCCTCAACTTCAGGCAGGCTATAATCTTCCTCCCATGTTCTCCTATCTAATGAAGACACAAAATGCAGATGTTTCCGCATTTGAGAAATCTCCTCAGCAAATGGCCTATGAACAAGCTCTTGGCCAGTGGCAAGGAATGGCTCAATTAGCTCTCGAAAAGGGAGCACAATTCGACACTCCACAACCTGTTCCGGAACAATTTGGATATGTTCCTGGACAGACGGAGCAAACTCAACCTCAGCAGTCTCAACCTGCACCTAACAATGGCTAAGATCGCACTCTCGGAATTTTGTCGTTATGAATTTCAATCTGAGGAGGAAGGACTAAGAGCACAGGTTCTCTCTATGGAGAATCGTCAGTGGCTTCAGAATCAGCTATCTGACATTGCTAGAGAAGAACTAAATCTCACTTATGATCCCCAGAAACCAATGGAATTCATGCAACGCGATGCAGAACTGAAAGGCCAAAGAGGAATGATTCAATATCTTCTTGCCTGTTCAGATGATGCCCTGACCTCTCTCACCAAACTCTCTCAAGGAAACTGAAATGAGCATTTTTGATATTTTTCGTTCGCAAACTCCGGCTCCCGCTCCGGCACCGGCTCCTGCTCCTGCGTCGCAACTAAATCAACCTGGTGCTCCGCAGACTCAAACTGCTGCTAATGGTACGATGGCACCAAATGGAACCGTGCCGGCACCCTCCCCAGACGACAAATTCTCGAAGCTCTGGGAAACTACATCATCTTCCGACGATATGAATGCGCCCATCTTTGAAGGGATGGACCCAGGCAAATTGCAGGAAGCCGCTGGCAAGGTTAATTTTGCACAAGTAATTGGTCGGGATACACTTGGCAAGATTGCTGCTGGTGGAGAAGATGCAGCGACAGCGTTCATGGAATCTATGAACAAAGTTGCTCAGACGGTCTACGCTCAAAACGCGCTTGTCACTACTCAAATTGTGGAAAAAGCGCTCGCACAGCAACAGGCCAGATTTGCGCAAACCCTCCCGAACATGCTCAAACGCCATGCCGTTTCTGATGGTTTGCGCAGCGAAAACCCCCTTCTAAGCCGTCCTGAAGTTGCTCCAATCGTTGGTGCTCTAGAGACTCAGCTAACGAGTCAATATCCCAACGCAACGGCAACTGAAATCAAGCAAATGGCTAAGGAATACCTTACGCAATTTGCCAAAGCTGTTGCTCCTAATTCTCGTTCTGATGAGTTGCCCAGCGGTCGCAAGCAACGAGACGATGACGTGGATTGGGATGAGTGGATGAATTCTTAATCTTTTTTGGAGAATCTATATGTCTTATGGTCGTCCGATGATTCGCGATCAAGGAATGATGCGCGAAGCTCGTACTGGCGATGGAATGCTGAAATTTCCTGCGCCTGTTCGTGTCACTAGTGACAGTACTCCGGCACTCCCGGTAGGAGCTATTACTGGTGGCCTTTACATTCGCAGTGGCATGACTGCTGGCCGGAACTGCGCAACTCCCACCGCAGCTGCAATCATTGCTGCGCTTCCTGAAATGGATGTGGGAGATACGCTGGTTTTCCGCATCATGGTCACGACTGCGTTTGCTCTCACACTCACCGCAGGAACTGACGTCACTGTTACTCGTGGTGTTGTGGAAGCGTTCACTTCTGCCACTGGTGTTGGTGGCGCTCGTGACTTCCTTCTCACTAAGACTTCGGCCACCACGGTTGAAATCGAAGGCATTTAAATCGCATAGGAACTAGGAGAAAATAATGTCTTTCACTGGTATCTTCAGTACCGACACCAGCAAGACGGCAACCGATCTTGTCAAGAAATCGTTTGCCTCCACCATTACTCGGCTGATGCCGAATGGTGAAGCGCCGCTGTTTGGTATGACTTCGATGCTTCCTACAGAAACTGCTGTTCAAGTTGAGCATGGTTTCTTCACGAAGACGATGCTGTTTCCGTCGCTTCAACTTGATGGCGCAGTTCTCGCTGCCGACACTCTCCTGCCTGTGGATTCTACTGCGAATCTGCTGCCCGGAATGGTGATGCGTTTTGAGAATTCGTCTGCGTATGAAGTTATCATTGTCAATTCTATCGTTTCGCCAACGCAAGTTCAGGTGACTCGTGGTCTTGGCAGTGTGGCCGCATATGCACATGCGGATAACACTGTTGCCTATCAGATTGGTTCGGCTTACGAAGAAGGTTCTTCGCGTCCGAATGCTCTGAACATCAAGCCTGTTCGTATCACTAACCTGACCCAGATTTTCCGTAATAGCTGGGCAGTGACGGATACGATGCGTGCGACGATGATGATCGCAGGTGACACGAACGTCGCAGAAAGCAAAGCGGATTGCATGGCTTTCCATGCTGCGGACATTGAACGCGCTCTGTTCTTTGGGCAGAAATCGCAAGGTGTTCGTAATGGTCAACCGTTCCGCACGATGGATGGCTTGATTTCTATCGTTGGAAATCTGAGCTACTATCCGTCCAGCTACAGCTCAGCCAATATCACTGTTGCTGGCTCGACCACGACCTACACGCAGCTGGAAACCGCTCTCGATCCTTGCTTTAACCAAGCAACGGACCCGAAGGTGGCGAATGAGCGTGTTTTGTTCGTTGGCGGTACTGCGAAGAAAGTGCTGAATCAGATCGGTCGTCTGTCTGGCCAATACCAGATCGTCGATGGTCAGACTTCTTATGGCCTGCAATTCAGCACGTTCAAGATTTCGCGTGGCACGTTCCGCATGATCGAGCATCCGCAGCTGAATAGCAATGCCACCTGGAGCAAGATGGCCATTGCGGTCGATCTTTCGAGCTTCCGTGTTGCTTATCTGGGCAATCGTAAGACTCGTAAGGAAGAAAAGATGGCTACGGATAGCGACGGTGTTGATGCCGAAATCGGTTCGCTCACCACTGAGCTGACTTGCGTCATCAAGAATCCGCCCGCCAATGCGGTTATCTACAACCTGACTGCTGGCGCGGCTAGCTAATCCTTCCTGAGAGGGGATCTCGTCTCGTGGGGCAACGAGATAGAAAATAAATGCCCCACACCACTCTCTCAGGTTTTTATTATGGCCACTGAAATCAATCTTGTAACGTTCCGTTCTCCCAGGGCATCATGGCGATATATTTTTCGTAATGGTGTCGCAGGACATTTTATTAATCACATCTTCGTCACATCTGATCCGGCTGAAGTCGATGAACTTCGTCGAGAAATGAAACAACTTGAGCTCGTGGAGGTCAGCGCTGAATCCCTCGAAGTCGAGAGGGCAGATGATCCTATTGCTGTGATGCGTGCGAAGATGAGGAAAGAACTGCTAGAAGAAATCGCAGCAAAGACGAAGGAAACTGTGAATCCAGGACGCGACCTTGGTAGCGCAGATAAAGTTGCACCTGTTCCTGCTTCTAGCGAAGACGTTGCACTGATGGCTGCTGCTGATGCGAATGACCCTAGCGGAGCTGTTCTGATGTCTCCGGCAGCTGTGAAGCGCATTGTTGCTAATAAGAGGTAACAATGAATCTGGCCGAACTTATCACAGAAGTAAATCTGTTGACGAAGCGGCCTGATCTTCAGGACCGTACAAAGTCAGCAGTTAAGAGTGCGGTCCTGAAACTGCATACTCTTGAATATTGGTCTAAGGATTTATTTGAGACTGCAATCTCATTTCCCACAGCAGAAATTACTCAAAGATTCATGTACAAGGTAGCTATTCCCAGGTGGCGTGCCTTGAAATACATTCGTAAGGTAGATGAGACAACACTTACTCCATACGATCGTGATCTGAAATACATCACGCCAGAAGCATTCATGGATGATTACAATGAAGCTAAAGATAACGTCGTATATGAATCTGGCCAGTCTCTCCAAATTCGCTGCTCCGAGGAAGTAAAGATTTTTCTCATGGGATGTTATCTTCTTCCGGATACCACGGACGAAGGTTTCACTTCGTGGATTGCAGATGATTACCCTTGGGCAGTGATTTATGATGCGGCCTCTGCTATCTTTCGTTCTATTGGTTTCACAGAACAAGAGGGTTCGATGAAAGTATCAAGTATGGAACACATGACAGCGCTTCGTCTGTCTAACGTACAGGGCATCGGATACTGAGATGCCAACTGTATACGGACTCATTGAAGCTCCTACTCCAGAGGAAACAGTAACTCTGGAGTATGAGTATTACGTTGAGTCTCATACGGTGTGGGCACCAGATTTGAATGAATATGTCCTCATTGTAGCAAAACCGGCTACTGCTGTAGCTACTGGGCTTCAAGCTACAAGAACATAATGGCAATTCATCCAGTCGATAATCCGCAAGTTCCAGAGACAAGGACCAGCATTTGGCTGGTTGATATTGTTACTGTTCCTAGTGAATTTGATATCACTATTTCTGTGGGAGCAGAAAATCTAGGTGCTGCTATAGCAGAAGGTTTGCCTGCTTCCGTTATCTATGAAGAAACTCCTGTTCCAGAAGTAGATATTCCTCCAGCATTCTTTCATTTCTTCGAAGAAAATCCTGAACCAGAGAACACGGTGTCCACAGCAATGCGGACATACTATTCGAATTTTGTGAATGCATTTGACGCATATGGAGAAAACACTGGTCCTCAGGGAGCACAACAAGTACTTTCTGCTGTAATTAATTCAATTGATTTTGGATCTTATGGAGTAACAATTACCTTTCCTCAAAATCTTAGTTCGGTTCCTATATTAGATAAGCCTAGGGCGGATAATCGTACTGGCGTTGGAAGATTTAATACTACAACGGCTG